AGAACGAGAGCGATGGGCGCTCGTACTACCGCATGATGCCGCTCCTCGGGCCCCGCGGCACCGTCGCGGGCTCCTATCGCCTCTGGTTCAATCAGAAGGACGGGCTGGTCGAGGTCGAGACGTTCGACTCCAAGGGCAAGCGCCGCGGTTCGCGCTCGTGCGCGCACCTCTCCGAGAAGAACCGCGCTGTGCTCTCGCTCGCCTTCTCTGCGGCGAGCAAGACGGGCAAGCTCACGGAGAAGCGTCAGTCGAAGGCGAAGCCTGCGCCCGCGCAGCAGACGTCTGCCGCGCAGGTCGAGGAGGCGGTGTTCCGCTCGCTCAAGCGCGCGCTCGGGGAGAAGAAGAAGAAGGCCGACGAGAAGAAGAAGGCCGACGAGAAGGCCGCCGGCAAGCGTGGGAGGGCTGAGAGCGAGAACCCGCGCCTCACGTTCCTGCAGGGCGAGGTCTCCCGCCTGGAGCATTCGCTCGCGGAGATGCAGGGCGAGGTCGCGAAGCGTGACGAGTTGATCGAGGCCATGGCCGAGATGCAGCGCGCGCAGGCCGTCGAGGCGAAGGTCGCGGACCTCGTCGCGAAGAACCCCGAGCTTGGCCGGGTCCGCGACCGTCTCGCGCGCTGCGAGTCGGTCGAGGCGCTCGACCGTGAGGCTGGCGTCATGCTCGGGCTGGTCGAGTCGGCGCGGCCGGCGGTGATCGCGCCCGTCAAGAACACCCACGTCAACGGCAACGGCAACGGGCTGTGCGCGAGCGTGGCGAGCGTGAAGACCGCGGGGGCTCCCACGGGGCCGCTCTCGGAGGACTCGCACGCGGGGGCTCTCCTCGGAGGGCTCAAGGACAACGGGTCGTTCAACGTGGACGACACCGCGGGCCGGACGGCGGCGTACCGACGCAGGCAGCGCGGGCGCGCGTAGGCGTAGGGCGCAGGAACAACAGGACAAGGAGCGAACACATGCTTGCGACGAGGGAACACGCCGACCGGGCTCGGCGGCTGACGACGAAGCTGGTGGAGAAGAACCGCGACCTCGTGGCGCGGTACCGCAACTTCCAGATGCCCGACATCGGGATCGACAAGGCCATCCGGCCGATGGAGATCCTCGAAGCGCGTGACGGAACCATCTGCCCGGTGCAGGAGGCCAAGGTCGCGCGGCTCATGGACAACTTCGTCCGGCGGGCCATCGAGACCGTGGACGAGACGTCGCGGGCCTCGCTCCCGGCGTGGGTGAAGAACGGCCTCGCCCTGATCGCCGCCGCGCAGGCGGACGACATCACGGACAAGGTCATCTCCGAGCAGCCGCTCTCGAACCGCCTCGGGCGCATCCACTACCTCGACGTCGTGACCGAGCGGGCGAAGGGCAACATCCCCGACCGCGCCAAGATGTTCGACGCGCTCAACGGCTTCCGCGGGACCGAGGACTTCTCGTCCGAGAAGATCGAGAACGAGGTCATCGGCGCGGCTGGCGGCACGACCTACGCCCCGGTGCTCGGCTACGGGCCGGTCATCCCTGGGACGCTGGTCATCACCGACGGCACGCAGGTCGTCCGTGACGACCGCAACGGCAACCTCGTGGGCGACACCGGCGCGCCCGGCGGCGGCTTCACGAACACCATCGACTACCTGACGCGCATCGCGTCGATGGTGCTCGCTGGCGCGGCCGGCGCTCCGATCCGCGCGAGCTACGCCTACAACATCGAGGCGGCGCTCTCGCTGCCCGAGTACGGCATCCTGCTCCGTGCGGAGAACGTCCAGGCGCGTCCCCGCGCGCTGGGCGCGTCGTGGTCGCAGCAGAGCGTCATCGACTTTATGAACGACTTTGGCATCGACGCCGAGCCGACGATCATCGAAGCCGGCGCGCGCCTGATCGCCATGGAGACGTTCAAGCACGTCGTCAACACGCTCCGCCAGAACGCGACCGGCGGGGCCATCGTGTTCGACAACACGGCCCCGGTGGGCGTGTCGTACCGCGACCACCTCAAGACGTTCGGGCTCTACGTGAGCCGGCTGCAGGATCTGATCTGGGAGGCGACGCAGGTCGTCCGCCCGAACGTGATGGTCACGCACCCGAGCCTCCTGTTCCTGATCGCCTACCAGGACGGCTTCGAGGGCCAGAAGTTCGCGAACGACGGCATCGCCGGCCCGCGCTACGTCGGTCGCCTCACGCGGCACGACATGGACGTGTTCGCTGACCCGACGTTCCCGCGCGACGAGTTCATCGTCACGCACCGTGGCGCGGAGTTCGTCAGCACCGCGGCCGTCCGCGGCGTCTACGTGCCGCTCTACAAGAGCCCGGTCCACACGCGCGGCTTCCGCAAGGACTTCGCGCTGCTGTCGGAATATGTGATAAAGGTGGTCAACAGCAACCAGATCGGAACCGGAAGGGTTACCAACCTGTAAGCTGTTCACGCCCTGACTACGCCAGGCCCGGAGGGTATCCTCCGGGCCTGGAGCGTGTACGGTGACTGACGATGAAGTGGCGGCGAGCTACGCCGCTGGCCGCAAGATCCGAGAGATCGCGGAGGCGGCTGGCACCTCCTACTGGCAGGTCCGCGAGGCGCTCAAGCGCCAGGGCGTTGCCTTCCGCGGGCGCGGTCGGGAGATAGACACAGCAGCGGTGCTCGCGCACGGCTCCACCGAGGACACCCGGCTCGCCAGGAAGTACGAGCGGTTGCTGCGCTGGCTGCAGCCCGGATAGCATGTGGTGGCGGCAGAAGGAAGGCTTCATGGACCTGTTCCTCATGCTAGCGCAAGGCACACCCGACCCTGATAAGGCGATGGGGTGGGGTGAGCGACTCATCGCAGGTGGCGTTCCGCTCATTTGCCTCATGGCGGCTCTCGTGTTCGCGCTCGCTGCGGCGTTCCAGTACAAGAAGAACGCGGATCTCGAAGCGAGCTACCGCGCGGACCTCGACGCACGCGCGAAGAAGGCAGAGGCCGACGCTGAGAAGCGGATGGCGGACGCGAAGGCGGAAGCAGACAAGATCCGCGACCGCGAGATGACGTTGATGAAGGATCGTCTTTCTGCGGAGAAGGAGAGCGATGCGACGCTCGCCGCTGCCGTGCGTATGATCGAGAAGTGCGGTACGGTGATGGAGCGGGTGGAGAGGAAGCTCGGATGACTCCGTCACGGACTGAGCGCCACGAGAAGGTCCGCGCTGCGATTGGGAAGCACGGCGACGCACCGGCCATCGACATCACGAAGGTGCTCACCGACGAGGAGCAGGAGACCTTGCGGAAGCAGTGGGAGGAGCAGAAGGCTGCTCGCGCGCTTGCGGCGCAGACTGACCGCGAGACGCTCCGCGCTCGCCTCAAGCGCACGGTGGAGCGGGCTGCGGGCGACGCAGGTGACGTGGTATCTTGATCCGACGGGCATAGCCCGACAGGAGGCGGTTTCATGGCGGCAAACGACAAGGGCAACGGCAAGGCGGCGGCTGCGCCGAAGAACATCCACGAGTGGACCCCGCGCGATCACGCGCCGGAGTGCCCGTGGGGCGCGGCGATCCGCGCCAACAAGGAGCCCACGAAGGAGCGCGACCCGAAGGGTAAGCCCATCGTGTGCGCGCAGTGTGAGGGCTTCTGCTGCCCGAACGACATCGTGGTCAACGCGGGTGTCCGGCCCCTGATCCTGCAGGCGCTTCGCGCTGTGCCGCAGGACAACCCGCGCATCGACGTCGGTGACCGGCGGCAGGGCCCCTACTACATCAACCTCTCGCACGACTCGACCGGGCTCGGGATCGCTCGGCTTCTAGACATCGGCATGCCCCGTGTGCTGGAGTTGGAGAAGATCCGCCAGATCCGCACCGGCGAGCGCCCGCAGGACTGGCAGATCGAGGCGGCGAAGAAGCTCGGGACCACCCCGAACGCGCCCTCGAACAAGCTCGACGCCATGGACGCGCTCGCGCGCGCTGGCGGCTACGCAGGGGTCGAGTAGTCGTGGGCCTGGAGGCGACGCGCAACGTCATCCTCTCGGCTGGTGGGAAGCACGGCTCCGGGGGTACCATCCTCCGGGGCCAGCCCATTCCCGAGTCGGTGGCGCAGTTCGTGCCCCTGGACGCAGTTACGTCCACAGGGGCTCCCGCCTCGCTGGCGGCCCGGCAGACGCCGATGCCGCCTCCGGTGGGTCCGGCGGTCAAGGATCCGGTCCCGAGCGAGCCTGTAGCCCCGGAGACGCCTTCGGTGCCCACGCTCGTGGAGGCCGCTCCCGCGGTGCCGGGCAAGGATGAGATCCCGACCTCGCGGAAGAAGCTCATGGCGATGCCGCGCGACGCGGTGATTCGCGTCTCGGCTGACCTCGGGCTCATGTTCGCGTCCGACGCTTCGGAACGCGAGGTCAAGGAACGCCTCGCCAGGGAGCTTGGCTTCTAGGAGGGCAACGTGACCAGCGCCGCGCCCAAGTTCCCGGCAGCGACTCGCGATGAGTGGCGACGCCGCATCGTTGACGAGCTTGGCGGCGAAGGCGTGGACGTCGAGTTGACCGACACGCTCATCGACGCGGCGCTGCTCCGTGCCCTGGAGATGTTCAACCGCTATCGACCCGCGCAGACGTGGTTTCCCTTCGACCTACAGCTAGGCGAGACCATCGTCATCAACTTCTTCTCGGAGAAGGAGCAGACGGACCCGCAGGGCAACCCCTACGGCTACGTGCGCAACGTGCTCGATGTCCAGTTCCAAGACCGGAACCGGCGCATCCTCGGGCCGCGTGCGGGCTTCCTTGAAGGCTACTACCTGCGCTGGGGGTACCAGGGGCCGCGGCTGTTCTTCGAGCTTCAAGTGGCCGAGCGCACCTACGAGCGCATGACGGGGAGCCGGCCGGACTGGCAGTTCGACAAGGCGACCCGCAAGCTGTTCTTGTCCGCGCCCTCGCGCGACACGCGCGTCATGGTGCTCGCCGTTCGCGAGAAGCACCTGGATGAGATCGAGTACCATCAGGAGAGCGAGTTCCTCAAGGCTGCGGTCGCACGCGCGAAGACCATCCTCGCGCGGGTGCTCGGTGCTCGTGGGCCGATCCCTGGCGCTGCTGGTCCCATCGAGACCGACGCAGCGGCGCTTCGCGAAGAGGGCAGGGCCGAGTGGAAAGAGGTCGAGGATCGTCTCCAGATCGCCCTCTCGTCCGTCCCGCCTCCCGAATGGATCGGTTGATAGGGTGGACGGCATGGCCGACAACGGCGGGCGCATCATCCGCGACTCACAGGAGAACCCGAATCCCGAGGTTCAGCTTGCGCGTCGGCGGGCGCTCATCGCAGCGGACCAGACGCGGTTCGGGAAGATCGGTGCGGTGAACGCGCGCGTGCTTCCGCCCTACTTCCCGCGTGAGCCCATGATGGCCGGCGACCCTGCGAGCCCTGGCGGCACGAAGGTCACGCTGTCGGAGCTTGCGGACGATGTGCTTGCGGCGCTCGCTGCAGGCGGCTCGGGTGGCAGTATCCGCGTTCGCGAGGTGGATGGCTCGCCGGACATCGACCCGACCACGGTCATCACCGTGCCCAACGGTTCGCTAACGCCCGGCGGACCCGGTGAGGCGATCCTCGACTTCGGCGTTGACGTGGTCGTGGACTTCAACAAGATCGTGGTCGCCAAGTTCACGGACGTCTTCTCCGCTGCGCCGCCTGACGAGTTCGACCCGCCGATGTCTCCTGGGCCCGAAGCTCCGCTGGTGGTCATCGACAACGCCGGCAACGTGGTGGTCGCCGTATGACGTTCCACAAGGATCTTCACGGCGGCGACCTGCACGACGCCAAGTTCCATGCCGGCGCAGGTAGCCCGGTCGGCGTCTTCACGCCGGACGTGGTGGGCCTCGGCTTCTTCGACACGGTCATCAAGCAACTGTGGATGTCCACAGGGCTGACGAACGTCGATTGGATCGCCGTCTCATCCTACGATCCGTTCACCTACACGACGTTCGCCTTCTCGACGGGTACTCCGCTCGACTTCGGCAGCTTGAACCTGGGTGATGTGGTGGTCGATGTGGACGTGATGATCGATGTGCCATTCAACGATCCGGCGGCGCTCTTGGCCTTCGGCCTGGTGAGTAGCCCTGGCACCATCCTGCCGAGCAACGCGATTGACCCACTCACTGCGGGCACGTACAACGCAGGCGCGGATGTGGTGGTAGCGGGGGTGGATGCCTTTCGCCTACAGATCGTTCCTGGCACGTCAACACAAGGCTCCGGGCGCGTAATCGCGACAGTCAGGAAGGCATAGCATGGCTAGTTTCTGGTCGAAGATCCGTGGCACCTACGAGACCCTCTTCCAGATCGGGAAGGGTGGCCCACAGTTCAAGAGCAACGCTGGCGCGATGGAGGCGAAGAACGCCACCGACGCAGCGTTCGCCATCATGCGCGCGCTCGACCCCGTGGCGGCGAACGACCTCGTCACCCTCGGCTACTTCAACGCCAACAACGCCGCTGCGCTCGACGTGGCGATGGTCAAGATGCCGCTCGCGCTCGCGACGAAGGTGAGCACCACCGCGATCCCGAACAGCGCGAGCATCATCGGGGCCATCCTCGATGTGGCGGTCGCCTACGACGCCGCCGCGCTATGGAACATCCGGCGGACGGGTGACGCGACGAAGAACCCGCTCGCGAACGGCGACTCCGACCCTGCGACCATCGGCACGTACCACAACC